GGTCTTATCTTTTAAGAAGGGTTTTCAATAGGTTGTAATATGACAGAGAAAAACAAAGGTGGAAGACCATTAATAGTGCTTACCGACGAACAAAGAAGCGAGCTTGAAACCCTAGCCGCTGTTTTAAACGTAGAACAAATTGCGGATTACTTCGGTATAAGTCGCCGCGTTTTCTATGATATTATGGAGCGAGATGAGGAAGTTTCTGCACAGTATAAAAAGGGTAAAGCAAAAGCCGTTGGTTTTGTTGCGCAAAATTTAATTCAGAAAGCCAGGTCTGGTGATTTAGGTGCGCAAATATTCTATTTAAAAACCCAAGCTGGATGGAAAGAAACGCAAAGGCTTGAGGGCGCTGGTAATGACGGAGAACACGTCTTGGCTTATAAGTGGTTAGATGATGGCGACGAGGACGATTAATTACCGCCCCAGAAAGCATTTAAAGCCGTATCATGCCCGAAAGCAGCGTTGGGCGGTGATCGTGGCTCACAGGCGCTTTGGTAAAACGGTTGCGGCTATCAATGACCTTATACGGGATGCGCTAACAATACCGCGCAAGAATGTTCGCGTTGCTTACATTGCCCCATATTACAGACAGGCCAAAGCTATCGCTTGGGATTATTTGCTGGAATACACCAAGGACATTGAAGGCGCAGTTTCTAACGCCAGTGAATTGCGTGTGGATTTCCCTAATGGTTCCCGCATACGTTTATTCGGCGCTGATAACTACGATGCTATGCGTGGGCTGTATTTTGACAGCGTTGTGCTTGATGAACCCGCTGACTTCCCGGCTAATGCTTGGCCTGTTGTTATTCGCCCCAGCCTTGCTGATCGTAAGGGCCGCGCCACATTTATCGGAACGCCCAAAGGTAAAAACGATTTCTGGGATATATACCACCACGCACAATCTGATCCTGCTTGGTTCTGCGCGATGTATAAGGCCGACGAAACAGGAATATTGGATGACGAAGAGCTATCCGAAGCCAAGCGCACTATGGGTGAAGATCGGTATGCTCAAGAGTTTCTTTGTTCTTTTGAGGCGGCGATCCAAGGCGCATATTATGCTATGGAAATGAAAAAAGCCAAAGAGGAAAAGCGTGTATCAAAAGTTCCGTATGATCCCGGCGTTGGTGTAATAACCGCTTGGGACTTGGGTATTGGCGACAGCACTGCCATTTGGTTTGCTCAATATGTCGGCAAAGAAATCCGCTTAATTGATTATTATGAAAGCAGCGGCGTTGGCTTAGACCATTACGCTAAGGCTTTAAGTGAGCGTGGATACCATTATGATCGGCACATATTGCCCCACGATGTTCGCGTGAAAGAGCTTGGCACAGGTAAAAGCCGTTTAGAAACTTTGGACGCGCTGGGCATTAAAAACGTAGATATTGCGCCACGGCTGGGCATCGAGGATGGCATACAAGCCGCTCGTTCTATGTTGAACCGTTGCTGGTTTGATGAAGAAAAATGTGATCGAGGCATCGAGGCGCTTTTGCAATATCGGCGTGAGTTTGACGAGCGCATGAAGTCTTGGCGCGGTAGACCTTTGCACGATTGGACTTCACATGGTGCAGATGCGTTTAGATATTTGGCTGTTGGTTATAAACCTGAAGTCGAATGGGGCGCACCAATCAAGCGCGGATTGCGTGGAATAGCATAATGTGATAGGTTGCTATTAACTTTCTGAGGTTTGGTTATGGCAAAGATGACAAAAGCACAAATTGCAAGAGCAAGGGCTATGTCGGAGCGCCGGGGTGATCCATACCCCAATGCGTGGTCAAATTTAAAAGTCATTAAGACGGACGCAAAGAAATCTAAGAAAAAACCAGTAAAAAGGAAAGCGTAATGGGCTACGGTAAAAAAGGTATTGGTAAGAAAAAAGGCGGAAGAAAGAAATGAAGACTGGTAAGTATTCTTCAGCAGCATCTTTTAAGCCATGCAAAGGTTGTCCAACACCCGGTAAATGCGCAATGGCTGGCAAGTGTTTAGCAAAGGCTTAAATATTGGCTGATATATTTTCTGAGCTTAGTAACACAAACTCTAAGCCAAACTTAATGAATATGTTGGACCCTGCAAATGCTTCTGGCTGGGAAGCAGAGGGTAAAAGGCTTGCCGTCAATCTGCCTGAAGTTGCGGTGCGAGATGCTGTTAAATTTGTAGCTGAAATGACCCCTATTCTTGGAGACTCGATGGCTGCAAAAGAGCTGTGGGATATGGTGACATCCGACAATCCAAACTGGCCGCTTATCGGCGCTATGGGCGGCGCTGCGGTTATCGGTTTGATTCCTGGCATTGGTGATGCGGCTGCAAAGGGCATAAAGGCTGGCGCAAGAAAGATGCTTGTGAGGCCGAAGGTGGCTTCAACTCAAGCTGCATCCCCAGCTCAAGAGGTTGCTGACTTACTGGCGTCTGGTCGCGCCAACGAAGTTACCAACGAGATGCTTGGTAAGCTGACTCCTAATGACAGTGCAGAATTGCTTGAGTTGTATCAGAGAGGCGCAACGGGCATGGACTTGCCAATGGATGAGGCGTCACGGATGGCGCGAGCTTCTGAACAGGGCTATGCTGGAGATTATTTCCATGGCTCAAACCTTGACTTTCCGGGCTTTGACAACAGCACAAGAGGCACGTTTCTAACTAATAGCCCTGCCGTCGCAGATAGTTATGTTGCAAAGGATGGTGGCACTATTTATCCAGCTTTAGTGCGCGGCGGCTCTGACTTCCCTGTGGTAGAGGGCGGCGGTAGGTTTTACAGTGACATCCCGCAAAGCGCCCTTCCCGAAGAGCTTGAATTTATGAAATATGACATTGGCAGTGATATTCCGCTTATTACCGACAATGTTGTCTCAAGGGCTAGGGATGAGCGACTACCGGGGGTCATCTTCGAAGACATTATTGATCGAGGCCCAAATCTTAAACAATATCGCGGTGAAACTGATTTAATGGCTCAAGATAGAACTAGGCAAGCGGCTGTTCCTTCTGATGTCATTAATACCTTAGACCCATCAAGGGTTCGCTCCAAATTTGCGCGTTTTGACCCGCGCCTGTCTAACTTGAAAGATTTATCGGCGGCAATAGCATTTATCCCCGGCGGCTTGATAGCCTTACTAGAGATGCAGAACCGTGCTAATGAAGAGAAACAAATGTAATGCGTACAAAAGCGGAAAAGATAGCGGCGGCAAAAAAGCGGCATGGCTTCACGGCAGTCAATAAACCGCGCCGGGGCGGCCCAAAGAAGTTTGAAGTCCTTGCTGTTGAGGGCAATGAAGTTAAAAAAGTAAACTTTGGCGATCCCAACATGACCATTAAGAAAAACACGCCAAGTCGAAAAGCATCGTATTGTGCGCGTTCTGGTGGTATAAAGGGCAAGAATAGCAAATTGTCGGCTAATTATTGGTCGCGTAAAGCATGGGACTGTTAGATGGCACTTTCAACTTATTCAGAGCTTAAAACCTCAATTGCTGGCTGGTTAAACCGTGAAGACGCAGACACCATTGCTAAAATACCAGATTTCATTGCGCTGGCTGAGGCTAATTTTAATCGTAGCGTTCGCCACTGGCGAATGGAGAAGCGTTCAACTGCAATCGCAAATACTCAATACACGGCGCTGCCTGAAGACTTCATTGAGCCTTTGCGGTTCAGCATTACAAGCGGAACAACAACACGGCTTGAAATGCTTAGCCAAGCGCAAATGCTTGACCGCCGTGAGTCTTCTGATAATGTTGCAAACAATTCAAGGTTTTATGCAATTACGGACGGCTCTATTGAGTTGCTTCCTACGCCATCATCAGACCAGACGCTTGAAATGGTTTACTATAGCAGGCCAACCGCCTTGAGCGACGTAAACAATTCCAATTGGCTTTTAACCTACTATCCCGACGCTTACTTGTATGGGTCGCTAGTTCACAGCGCGCCATATCTTGCAGATGATAGCCGCTTGCAGGTTTGGGCTGCATTGCTTCAAAGCGCTATTGATGCTATTAACTATGACAGTGATAAGGCAAAACACGGCGGAGCTGGCCACCGCATGAAAATTAGGAGCTTCTAAATGGCAACTTTAAATGATCGAGTGTTTGACAACGGTTTGACCGTTTTAGACACAGAGGGCAACCGCGTAGACATCTGCTCTCAGGAGCCGACGACTTATGCGCAAGCCACCAGCACTTACAGCTTGGGCAATGAGACTAGCATCAGCATCTCAGCCCCAGCAGATGCCTCGCCAAATGGCCGCAAGGTTACGCTGGCTGCAATTACTGGCGCGTCTGTCACAGGAACTGGCACAGCTACGCACTACGCAATCGTTGACACGTCAAATAGCCGTTTGCTCGCGACCGGTTCTTTGTCTGCGTCTCAGGCGGTAACTTCTGGAAACACATTCAGCTTGACAGCTTCAGACATCCGCATTCCAGATCCAGCCTAAGGAGTAACCCATGGTCACTCTTGTAAATCGGGCAAAGATGTCCACCAGTACAACAGGTACTGGAACAATCACGCTTGGCTCGGCTGAGAGTGGCTATCAGACCTTTGCTGATGCTGGTGTGTCTGACACTGATGTCGTCCGCTACACGATTGAGGATGGCACAGCTTGGGAGATCGGCTCAGGCACCTACACAGCCACAGGGACGACCCTCACACGCACACTTGATGAGAGTTCTACGGGTTCCCTGCTGAACCTGTCAGGCAGTGCCGTAGTTTACGTTACAGCGGCTGCTGAGGATATTCCTGCGGTTCTTGAGCTTTATGTTGAGAACCCTTCTAGCCCTAATTCTCCGTCAGCTACAGGTGCTAATGCTGTGGCTATTGGGCATGGGGCTTTGGCAAGCGGAGACAAATCTATTGCCTTGGGTTGGTCTTCAGCGTCAGGAGTAGAGGGTGTTTCTATTGCTATTGACAACAACACCACAAATTACGGTGCTAGAGGCGTAAACAGTATTTCAATAGGGAAGTCTTCAACAGCGACTAACACTAGTGCCGTTGCGGTAGGTGAAACATCCAGCGCAACAGGAAATAAATCATCTGCTCTAGGTTATAATGCTGTGTCGGCGGGCGTTTTTTCTCATGCCCTAACAAATTCCTACGCCTCTGGCACCGACTCCTTCGCAGCAGCCATAACCAACAACACCTCAAGCTACGGCGCTACTGGGTCTAACTCGGTGGCTATTGGGTATCAGTCTAAAGCAACTACGACAGGTGGTATTGCGATTGGTTATAGTGCGAAATCCTTAAACTCCCAGAACCTTGCGCTTGGTTTTAATGTCCAAGCGAATAACAATGGTTGCTTTGCTATTGGCAGCAACACAACATCGCAAGGTAATAGTTCTTTTTCTATAGGCTCGCTTAATTACTCTGCTGAAAACAACTCTTTTGCTTTAGGTACACACGCATATACAAATGTTAGGTCCAAGTTTGCATATTCTGCGGGATCATTTTTCACTAGCGGAGACGCTCAAACGGGCATCTTCGTTCTCCGCAGCGATACTACAGACGCCACCCCAGAAGCCCTTACCACCAACAAAAGCACTGCCTCCACTAACAACCAAATCGTCCTCCCCAACAACTCTGCCTACGCCTTCCACGGCACAATCATAGCCCGTCAGCAAGCCTCGGCAGGCACTGCATGTGCAGCATGGAAGGTTGAGGGTTTGATCCGCAGGGAAGGCAGTGCAGGCACGACAGTGCTGGTCAACAGTGCTACAACTGTCTTGGACAACACTCCAGCTTGGGGCATGGCTCTCAGCGCAGACACGACCAACGGTGGCTTGAAGATCGAAGTCACAGGTGCAGCATCAACTAACATCAGGTGGGTCGCTACGATCCACACATCTGAAGTAACTTACGCCTAAAGGAGAAACTCAATGGCTATTCAAAACAACATCGCAGAAGGTGTCTCCCAATATGGCATCGCTTTTAACAACGCTTACTACCGCATCGTGACAGCGGCAATCAGCCGTCAACGTGGAACTGATCCAAAGTTCACAGTGATGATTGACCTGTCAGCATATGCGACAGCTACACCCGGTGACGACACTCGTGAGGTGGACTTCAAGCGGTACAACGCAAACCTAGATGACGTTCAGGCTGCATCTGGTGACGCTTTCTTGGACAAGTGCTATTCTTGGGTAATGGCTCAGGACGACATGGACGGGAGCGTTGCAGTATAATGAGCATTGTCATCGACTACACAAAGGGCTTCTTTGAGGCATCACCTGCTGGTGAAACAGTCGGTGACATCACTACTGGCACTCTCGACTTGTCCACGGGCAACGTGTTCTCTGATGCGCCTTCTGCTAATGTGACCTATGCGTTCAGCAATCCCCCAGCTACAGGTTCGGCCTACGGCTTCACACTCAAGGTAACGCCTTCAGCTACGGTTACTGTGACTTGGCCTGCCTCGGTTGACTGGGCTGGTGGTACGGCTCCTGACGCCCCTGCTAGTGGCGCTACGAATGTTTACTCGTTCTACACTCAAGATGGCGGGACTGTTTACTATGGCTTCCTTGCTGGTGGAGCAATGGCATGAGTGTTGCTAGGCTGATGCAACAGGCTGCGGCTGGGGTTTCAAGTGGGGCTGTGGGTAATATTACTTATATCGGAAATGCTACCTATACTCCAGACCAAGGGAATGGTGGGACAAGACCGTTTTCTGTGACTCATACCTGTAACTCAAGTTATACTTACGTTATCTGCGTAGGTTTTGGGTCATCCACAAGCGACTACAATAGAATTACAGGATGCACTATAAATGGTATAACTGCAACGGAAGCAGTGTTGATCGGAACCGCTACAAGTTATACTTCACCGAACGATAGGACATCCGCTGCTATCTATTACGTTACTGGCATTACAGGTTCTTCTATTGACGCTGATATCACATGGTCGGGTTCTGACGTCTTGCGCTCTGGCATTGAGGTTTACGAACTTGATGGTGTGGCCACGCTTGATGACACAGCCTCCGATCAGGGGGAAATATCTGACACAACTGGACAAGTCTTAATTGACGTTGACCCTGCTGGTTTTGTCATAGTTTTTGCTGCATTGACCGTGGCCTTTGATGGCGAAGCGTCTTTTGATGGTGATGTAACTGTCGATGATACCCTTGGGATTGAAACTTACTTTGGAATAATTAGCGGCTCAAAATCTGGCGGTGGTACAAACTACCAGATAGATGGCTTAAACCTAACGACTGGTGCGTCACAAAACTCTTTTAAAATGGTCGCAGCCTCTTTCGTGTAAGGACATTTAATGCACTTGAAACTCACAAACGGCACCCCAGCAAAATACACGCTAGGACAACTGCGCCGTGATAATCCGCAAACCAGCTTTCCAAAGCTGATCCCTGATGACCTTCTGGCAAGCTATGACGTGTATCCATACACACGCCCTGTCGCACCTGAATACGATGGCCTGACGCATAGGCTGACGGATGGTGCCTTTGAGCAAGTCGATGGTGGTTGGGTGTTGCCCTATTTGGTCGAACAGCAACCGATTGAGCAGGCAGAACGCAACATCCGCTCTCGCCGTGATGGCCTGCTGCAAGAGACTGACTGGATCGTTATCAAGTCCTACGAACGTGGCCAGAACATCCCAGCAGAATGGGAACTGTATCGGCAGGCACTTCGTGATATAACAGGTCAAACTGGCTTTCCATACAGCGTAACGTGGCCCACTAAACCGTAGGAGTAACACATGCTTGGCTTTTCCCCATTAGCTGCTGCCCCCTTAGCGGATACTGGGGCTGTTGCGGAAGCAGCATTTGGCCTTGATGATATTGTTGCAGGCGCACCCACGGTTGCTGCCTCAACAATCTCTCAGTTTCATGTCCTTACGTCTGATGATATTACGGCGGGCGTGCCTACGGTTGCAGATGCCACCGCGACATCAGATCAATCCTTAACCAGCGCTGACATTACCAGCG